GCTGCCTGAATAACAGCTGCGTTCTCACCCTTCAGCAATCTTGCTCGGATGTTACTCTGAAGTGTAACGACCCAGTTTGCATCGGCATTGCTTTTTACAGCCTTGTCACCGAACAACTGAATCATTTCAGCCGCTGTCGATCCAGTATCGACCGTGATCGAGACAGGACCAATCTGTGCTCTAACAACCTTGTCGCCTTCTTTCTTTTCCGGAACCTTTGCTTCGACTGTCAACTTTTCCATCATCTTTCTCCTTTTCTTTTCTTAATTAAGTTACTAGGTTAACTTCTATACACATTGATCTTCTTTTTGTTTTAATCCTTTCATATCTATCTCTTTGATTATCTGAGTTTGTACCAGGATAAATATGATTAGGATTACAACATTTTCTATTATCACACTTATGACAAGCTATACTATCTTCTGGAATATTTTCTTTAGATAGTATTAGAGCTATCTTGTGTGCTCCTATATATCTATCATAGTATCTAAATAATCCATAGCCAGAAGGATTGATATAACCCTTCCAGGGCCAGCACTCATTAAGCCCTTTAATATCTACTTTAGACCAAAATCTTTCTTCGATAGACTTTCCTTGTAGATCTGTTCTTTCTCCTTGCATACTGTATCCTAAAGATTAACATCTGTTAGTGGTTAAATAGATCGTTTACCAATTAAACGATCTTGTGGCTAATGAAACGTTATCATGACATATCTACAGGATAATGTCAATACATTATTTGGTGCATTTGATACAAGTTATTCATTCACCTCCTCGATAGTAACTTTAATTTTTATAGGTGAAGGTGATCCTAAAGCCGACTTCATCACATAGATTGATGTCACCGCAGGATCATTTTGAGAAGTTTTAAAACATACAGAATGTTTCTTCTTCTCACTTTTGTCAAAGATAACTACTTGCTTGTTCATCTTATTTATCCTCCCTTTTGTATGTTAATAGTTTACATTCAACTCCATTGCGATTAAAGTAATAATTAATACTTCCATTAACCTCCTTTCCATGGATACTATAAACTCCATGATATTTCATATACTTTATTAATTGAACTTTTTCAATCCGATCAAAAGGTTCTTCATAAACATCTTCGATGGACAGTCAAGTTATCATCCAGTGGATTAACAATCCTATTCCAATAGTTATAAGGATGAAATAGATAGTCCAAAACCACCTACGAAATTTCACTTCTGCTTTCCTTCTATGGATTGCCAGATAGTGACCTGAATATGCTCGTTGTTTCATTCTTTCATCATTAAATAGATTATCCATATAGTAATCATCAACCTTTTTCATCATTCACCTCCACTCCATCTTTAACCAAGTATTTAACCGGCCCAGGCCTTTGTGCCCTAGGCTTAAATCTCCTAGTTGCCTTTACAGACTTAGCAAACACCGGACAACGATTAGTTATCACTCCAAGTCCAAATTCATATCTTGTAATCGTGCTAGGTTCAAAGAATCTATCAAGATCAATCCACCTTTTCCATTTCTTTTCCTTCATCACTCGAATCCTCCAGTTCAATGCTTAGAATGTTAGCTATATTTTGAATTTGTTCCAGTGTAAGCGACACTTCTTTGATAGGAGCTTTTTGCTTTGGAGGGATTACTTTATACCTACCATCTGTCATGGCAAGTTCTCGGTCAAATGCTTGGAACCTTCGATACTTTTTCAAATAGTCATCTTCTGCCTCATGAAACTGCTGCTTGAGTCGTTTAAATATAGCATACGACTCATCAGCTTCACGTCTAGCACGATCCACAGTTTCTTTATCCATCTTCTTATCCTTTCGTCTAAGCTACTATTCTTCCACCAAAACTTTTACCATACCTAATCAAGAATCTTATTTTCCTTGTCCTTGAAAATCTCCAATACCAATACTTCCTTAACCAGTTCATTTCATCACCTCCCATCGTCTTTGATTAGCGTCCATCACATAAGGAGCCACAAACATCCTTTTCATCCCCACTTTACCCGCCAACCTCGTTATGGCATTGTAAAGTGCTCTTTCTTCACTTTTACACTGTGTGTAAAATGTATGAACTTCACCATGCCAGTTAATGATTACTTTGAACCTTATACTGTTAGTCTTCATACAATTCCTTGGTTTGACACGAACTTTCATTTGGCTCAGTTAAAAAACTTAACAACGGCCCAGAACGTCACAAAGTACCATAATGCTATGACTAACACACAACCTATCCTTCCTGGTACTGTCCATTCTTTGTTCCAATCAGTTCCTCTAATCATTTAGATCACCTCCATCTTTTTTATTTAATTATACCACATCTCCAATCATTTGTCAAGCACTTCCCAAACTCAAAATGACATACTTGATCATCAATAGATCGTTCAACAATTAAACGATTTATTCCTTCTTCTGTCCTACTAAGAACTCATCCATCAGTCTTTGTTCTTCAATTGCCTTCATTTCAAGTTCACTCATCTTATCTTCAAATTCATTGGTAGTCATCTTTTCTTTTACTACTGAATTTCCTATCCCACTAATAATAGGATCTACATTTTCTAAGCTATTAAATATCTTCATCACTTCATCTTCTTTATTACTCTTAATTCTTCCATTAAAAGGTCTAATACTTCTCTTATTATGTAGCATATTATATGCCCTTACAATGTTCTGATTCTCAGGTTCTTTTGGATCACCTATCTTTATACTTGGATCATTTCCATCTTCTCTCATATTCTCAAACATGATAGCTGCACCTATCTTATCAAATCCTCTTTTATTAAATAGGCTAGGCTGATATAGATTTCTTTCTAACAAGTACTTATGAGCCTGAGCTACTGACTCTATACTTATATCTATCTTTCCATTAGCCTTTAATATTTCTCTTAACAATTCTAAACTCCATGAGACTAGCTGACTCATACTTCTAATACCTCTGCCTTCACTTAACCAATATGTGTCTAACTCTGCTAATACAGCTATATTTATTCTTGACTGTACAGGAATACTCGCTTCTTGCTTAGTTTCTCCTTTCATCTCTTTGTCCTCCTATAAATAGCTCTAAATGGAGTATTAATACCTACTTCTTTCAATATCTCTCTAACCTCATTCATACACTGGAAATATGTTCCTGATTTGACTCTTATCTCTACCATCTCCATTATCTTCTTTGCTTTTTCTTCACTCTTTAATTCCTCTCCAAAGTAATCCATTACATCCTTTACATTCCAGAAGTCTTCATTCATCTTTCTTTTTCTCCTTAGTTGTTTATTGTTTATTGTTTGCTATGTAGTCATGTATGCAATGTATGCAATGTTTACATTTGTTTGTTTGAACAAAAAGAGCCTTCATCCATTAATCATTAAACGATCTAATACATACTCCTTTCTACTACTCTTCTCTCTTATATCTCTATTATTATTAGTGTATGTGTGTGTAGTGTGTGTGTAGTAGTTCGTTTAATGAATGATGTCAACATGCCCTTTTTGTTCACGCATACATTTTCAAACATTGCAAACATCATAACAAACCTACACTGCAAACGTCAAGGTATAACATGGTACATTTTAATCAACTTGTTCACCATAACTATGGATTACCTTAGAGGATATGAAGGATTGTTGCGTACAATGTTTCACCATTTAATAGTTCGTTCAATCATTAAACGAACTGATTTCCTCAGACTATGTTAATAGTTGATGAGTAATAGACAATAAAAAACCTCTCACACGTTATATGCAAGAGGTTTTAGATAGAAGGTGCATGGTTAGGTTAGTTATAGTTACTTAGACGCTTTTGCTGTCAGTTCGCGTAGATACTTCATTTGTTCATCCGGCGTCATTGATTGGAGTTTGGCAATCATTGCCGTCTCAGGGTCAATTTGTGGCTTTGACGCTGGACTTGTGAATTGAACCTCAACGGTTTGATTAGCCTTGAACGTATCATACCCTTTCCGTCCGACTCCGTTTTGCCAACTAATCACCGCTGACGATACAGCTTTCGCGAACACATCACCCAATGTAGCACCATCAAACTTGATGCGCAAGTTGATTGTTTTGGAGTCGGTCGAATCGGCATCGGCTTTGATTGAACATGCCTTGTTCAAGGTCACATTTGTGATAATGTCTGTCATATTCATGGTCTTTTTCCCTTTCATATTGGAATGTTAGACCATGCACCCTCCGATATTTGTATGCACTCGGGTTTCGTGCCAGGTGCATATTGTCAATGAACATTGTAAATTATGGCCCATCATCCTATATTCCATATCAAATGTCAAGGTATTTGTGTAAGTGTGCGTAATCATTGAACATTTTCCATGCCGAACTCAATGGGGGTTTTCTATCCGTATAGGCCGGGGGTTAGTACCTTTACAAGTTGGCTAAAAATTTAGAAACAATGTACACAATTTTACAAATCATTAAACTATTTCTCCATAAGTTCCTTTTCCTAATATAGCATGACTTATTACTCCTCCTGATGTGTTATATAGTTTTGCTATTTCATTATAAGTTTGTCCTTGACTTCTTAAATACCTAGCATGTAATACTTGTATAGTGGTTAACTTTTTAGCTCCTTCTAATCTATATCTATCAAAACTATTACTTGAATTATTACCTAATTCTAAATGATAAGGATTAACACATCTCTTATTGCTACATAGATGTCTAATTACTACTTTTCTTCCATTGACTATTTTAGGAATTTCTCCATAAGCTAATCTATATGATATTCGATAAGCTAGTACACTACCATATGTTGGATATCCTTGACAAGAGGTACTTAATTTCCATATCCAACAGCTGTCTTTATCTCTGATATCTACATTATCCCAGAATCTAATATCTTTATTCTTATTTAAGTCTGTTCTTTCTCCTTGCATATTAATCTCCTTTGTTTTATTTAGATAATATCATAAATTATTGTTATTGTCAAGGTGTATGATTGTACCAATATATATACTTTTTATGAGATCGTTTAAATTTTAAACGAATTATGATCCATAGTTAATCATATAGGTTATAAATAGGTAATACAAATGTACAAAAATACACCTTGCAAATTTCCTATGGGTGTGTTATGGTAGAGGTAAGAAGGTTAAAACTCTGTAACAAATGGTGCATTATGGAAGATGTTCAAACAAGAAATGGTCTCTATGGATTTGAATTTAGAGATGTTGATCTACGTAGGGCCGCTGAAGGTGAGCGTAAAACCTACAACGTTAAACAACTCTGGCAGCGCCATCATGAGATTATTAACCTAGCAGCGATGGGTTGGAAACTCCCTGACATTGCAGAAATTATGGACATAGATCCTCAAACTGTCTCTAATACTCTCAATAGTGATCTTGGCCAGAAAAAATTATCCGAAGTTAGGTTTGGTAAGGATGAAGAGGCTAAGAAGACTGCTGAGAAAATTAGAATATTGACAGCCCGTGCTATTGCAGTATATAATGAGATCTTCGATAATGAATCTGGAGAGGCTACGTTAAGGGATCGCAAAGATGTAGCCGACACAGTATTGCTTGAAC